TTGCCCACGTTGGCCGGCATCACGGCCGCACAGGAAACAGATCCGACCGCTGGTCTGCAGGCGTTCCAGCAGAATATCAGCACTGATGCAGCGCTACCATCTGCGCTCGACACAAGCGGCCTGACAGCCCTTACAAGCGATCCAGAGGGCTTTCGCACAAACATCGAGCAAACGCTGTTTAACAGGCAGCTCGGCTTGTTGCAGCCAGAGTTTACGCGACAACGGAACGTGCTTGAGCAAAACCTAGCAGACCGTGGCATCCCTATCACGTCTGAGGCTTATGATGATTCTATCAATCGCCTTGAAACACAGCAGAATGAGCAACTACAGCGCTTGGCGCAGCAGGCCACACTGGCGGCTGGTCAAGAGTCAGACCGCCTTGTAAACCAAGCACGCAACATCAGGGCGCAGCAGTTTGGTGAACGGGCAGCCACTGGTGAGTTTGGTCTAGCGCGACAGGGACAAGCGTTCAGTCAAGCCGCAGCCAACACGCAGCTTGCAAACGCAGCCAGGCAGCAGCAGATCGCTGATCAGCTTCTTAGCAATCAGATTGCAAACCAAAGCCGTCAGCGTCAGATTGCTGAAAGACAGGCGCTGCGCAGTCAAGGCTTTAATGAGCTTGCAGCCTTGCTTGGAGGCCCACAGGTGCAGCAGGCCAGCTTTTTTGCACCGTCTGGCATTGATGTCTTGGGCGCGTTTGGCGCGCAGCAAGCCGCACAGCAAAACGCTTTCAACCAGGCTATGGCCAACCGTTCTGCAAATCTTGGCGGTCTATTTGGTCTCGCCGGCAATCTTGGCGCAGCTTACTTACTGGGGTAAAAAATGGTTCTACGACCACGCGCAATGCCTACGTTTCAGTTTCAACGACTGAACCCTGCTTTTCAATCTGACCCGCGCCGCATCCTCGGCCAGCAGCTCATGGGCCAGGGTGCCAGTACAGCGCCTGTCAGGACGCCTCTGCAAGGGCTTGGCAGGCTGTCCAGCGCACTCGTTGGCGCTTACCTCCAGCGCAACGCTTTGGACGCTCAGGCGCAACGTGAGGCGCAGGCTACAGAGGCGCTGCAGGCTGCGCTGCCGCAGAACCTCACTCCTGGCGTGGCGGCTTTGTTTGCAGCTAACCCAAGCGCCGCAGAACAGGCTTTGATGACTGCCTCGCTGCAGCCGACAACGACATCTAAGATAGTTGACCAAAACGGATTGAAGGCAGTTGAGACAACTGTGACCAATCCGGTCACTCAGCGTCAAACAACGACGCTTAGCAATCTTGTGCAGCCGAAAGCCGCGCCTAAAGCAGACGTTTTAAACTTTGTGAATCCTAACGATCCCAGCGATGTGAAATCCATCTTAACCACTGATCCAGCGGTTCAAACGAAGGCGCAGGCATTACTCGATAAAGGCTACATTGAGCGTCCGGGGGCCGGAACAAGCGTTTCAGTGACCCCTTCTATCAACATTGCAAATGAGCAAGCACAAACCTTTGCAACAGAAGAAGCGAAAGCCGCTGTCGCAACCATTAAGGATTTGCGTCAGCAAGTGAATAGTGAGGCTGACCTTATCACTAGGCTCAACATTGCAGACCGCTTGCTTGAGGCTGGCACAGAAACAGGCCCAGTCACTAATCTGACCATGCCTATTCGTAATTTAGGTAAGCAGCTTGGATTCCTAAACGACGAACAAATCCGCGACTTAAACAACCAACAGGTTCTGACAGCGGCATTTAACTACATTATTCCACGCATGAGAGTGGCAGGATCGGGCGCAACGTCAGACTTTGAGGCGCGTCTTTTCTCAAGCGCCACAGCCAACATGGGCAACACGCCTGAAGCTAACAAAGCATTGGTCAAGTCTATGCAGGCTCTGGTTGAACGGCGGGCTAACATTCTAAAGGCAATGGAAACTTACGCGAAAGAAAATAACAGCCTCATAGGTTTTGCTGAATATGCAGATCAAAATGTAGCGCCTGCATTGAAGGCGTACATGACGGATGCAGAGTTTGACAAAGCGGTTGACGAAGGGGAGTTGAAAAACGGCGATTTGTACTTCAACGGCCTGCTTGGAACCTTTGAAATTTACGAGGGATAAATGCCATTACCAAGAGAATCAAAAACTGCACCGACAGTTGAGCGCACTACTGGTGATGTCGTGGCCGATTTCAGCCGTGCCGGCGCACAAGGAGTTACGTTCGGTTTCGCTGATGAGATAGAGGCGGTGGTTCGGGCTGCGCTGGACAGCAACAAAACTTACGCAGAAACAGTAAAGGAAGTGCGCGGCAAAATTGACGATTTCAGAAAGCGCAACCCAGGCGCAGCTTTTGGCACGGAGATCGCAGCGGCAATACTGCCAACAGTTGCAGCTAATTTTATTCCCGGCGTTGGGCAAACCGCTACAGCCGGCAGAGTTACGCAGCTTGCTCGTGCTGCGGGGCTTGGCTCTGGTGGGCAACGCGCTGCCCAAGTTGGCACAACATCAGCGGCGCAGGGCGGGATTTATGGCTTTGGCGCAGCGGAAGGCAATCCGATTGAGCGACTTGACGACGCGGCCACGAGCGCGATTATCAGCGGCGTTGCTGGGCCGGTCGTGGACAAAGTTGCCCCTCGTGTGACGTCAAAAGCAAAAGACCTGTTAGCAAAGGGTATCCCGCTGACGCCAGGCCAAGCGGTCGGAGAGAGCGGTGTGATAGGGCGCGGACTGAAGCGGCTTGAGGAAGGCGTTGCAGATAATGTGTTCATCGTCGGTGATGCAGTGCGAGGCGCTTTAGATCGCGCACAAGTTGGATTCAATCGAGCTGCTGTGACTGAGGCTTTAGCGCCCCTAGGCATCAAGATACCTAAAGGTTTAGAGGGTAAATCTCTCATAGGTTTTGGCCAACGCGCCTTGACCGCCAATTACAACCGCACCCTTGGCAAGATGACTGTCAAAGACACCTCTGGTTTGCTTGATGAATTAATAACGGTGACCAAAGGCGTAGACCCAGACGTGAAGGCATATGTAGACAATCGTGCTTTCAAGGACATCATCAATCGCATCAACCCAGAGGGTGAGCTTTCGGGCAAAAGCCTCAAACTTGCTCAGTCGAGTTTGCGTAGATTCATCAGTCGTCTGAATCGCGATGGATCAGAAGAGGCGTTGCGAAAAGCTGATGCGTTAGAGGATTTGCGTAGCGTATTGAACGCCGCGATCAGCCGTGAAAACCCAAAACTTGCACCGCGTCTTAACCAAATCGACCAGGCTTATGGTCAGTTTGAAATCGTCAGAAACGCAGAACTGCGACGCAAGACAGTTGAAGGCTTCACGCCTGGTGATCTGTTGCAATCTGCGGCCAAGGGCGACAATACAAAACGACAGTCAAAGTTTAGTGCAGGCGAGGCTCGTATGCAGCGGCTGGCGCAAGATGCTCAAGATGTCATTGGCGGCGTCGTGCCTGACAGTGGCACGTCACAGCGTCAAGTTGCACGCCAAATTGTGACTGGTGGCGCGGGTGGCATGGGGCTGCAGACGCTGGAGCCAACCACCCTTGCAGCAACGACTCTGATCCCAGGCGCATACACCCAGCCTGGCGTCCCTCTTGCGCGGGGCGCTGTCAGCACTTTGGGCCGTGGCACAAGGGCTGCGGTGCCGGCTTTATCAGCTCAAGACCCCAACCAATTATTGGCAGAAATGCTTATGGGAAGCAGCGCACCCTAGTGGCCCAGAAAAAGCTGGAGAGGTCTAGCGAGTTTGAGCGTTATGACCTCGACAATGATGGGATTGTCTCTGACGCAGAGATAGAACGCGCACGCGAGATCCGAGAGACAGAAGACAAGAGCCGCAAGCACCTAGCGCAGCTCCGGCTTGCCAGGTTCGCGCTCATTGGCATGGGCGTCTACACGATTTTGTTGTTTATGCCGTTCATACCCGACAGCCGCATTAAGCTACTGAGCGAGGTCAGCCCGTTGCTGTACATCTCGCTGAGCGGCGTTGTGGGCGCGTACATGGGGTTCACTCAAATGGGAGATAAAAAGTGATCCAAGCATTGATTGGGCCGGTAACTGGCCTGCTGGACAAGTTCATCGAGGACAAAGACCAGAAGGCGCGGCTGGCACATGAAGTCGCCACGATGGCACAGAACCACGCTCAGGAGCTGGCTAAAGGGCAGCTTGAAATCAATAAAGCAGAGGCACAGCACCGCAGCATCTTTGTAGCTGGCTGGCGTCCTTTTGTGGGCTGGACGTGCGGCATTGCCTTGGCATGGCATTTCGTTTTAGCGCCCCTAACGATGTTTGTATGCGCCTACATCGGCGTGACTATTCCTGAGTTACCGACCTTCGATATGTCGTCTTTGCTGACAGTCCTGATGGGCATGTTGGGCCTAGGCACTCTGCGTACCTTTGAAAAAACAAAAGGGATTGCCAAGTAATGCCGTTTTCCAAGTATTCCCCAAAGCAGAAGCGCCTGGCTGCCGCTGCCAAGCCGCGTAACAAGATCACTCGCGCTGACTTCACAGCTCTCAACAAGAAGAAAAAAAAGAAAAAGACGAGGCGCGCATGAATATTGAGTTGCTACGCGAACAAATTGCCAGCGACGAGGGGCGCGTAAACTCTTTGTATTTATGCTCACTCGGGCACAAAACTATGGGCGTGGGCCATCTCGTGACTCTTGATGATCCTGAGTGGCCGTTGCCAGTCGGCACAGAGGTCAGCGACGACCGAATCGACGAAGCGTTTGAAAGTGACATTGCGGTGACGATTGACGACTGCCGTATGATCTTTAAAGATTTTGACAACATGCCGGAAGAAATAAAGTTGTGCCTGGCAAATATGGCCTTTCAATTAGGACGCCCGTCTTTAAGCAAATTCAAACGATCAATTGCTTACGCCAACGAAGGCAACTGGTCGGCTTTAGCCGACGAAATCCTCGACAGCCGCTGGGCCAAAGAGCAAACACCGCACCGCGCCTATCGCATCAGCGACCGTATCAGAGCCGTCGCAGATGGCTAGGACGCCCACTTGGCAGCGGTCGGCTGGCAAGTCTCCATCTGGTGGCCTGAACCGCAAGGGCAGGGCATCTGCACGCCGCCAGGGCATGAACCTCAAGGCACCCGTTTCAAGAAAGCAGGCGAAGCGCAGTCCCAAAGCTGCAGCTCGTCGCAAGTCTTTCTGCGCGAGGATGCTGGGCATGAAAAAGAAGCTGACCAGTAAAAAGACGGCGCGTGATCCTAACAGCCGGATCAACAAGGCGCTGAGAAAGTGGGACTGCTGATGAAGATGAAAAAGCTAACAGCACGCCAGGAGGCGGCACTTAAGCGGCACAAGGTGCATCACACCGCAAAGCATATGTCAGAAATGCGTAAGTCAATGCGTGCTGGCAAGACATTTAAGGAAGCGCATCGAGCGGCGATGCGTAAGGTCGGCAAATAGGAGGTTTCCATGCCAGGTCATACGATGAAAAAAATGATGATGAAGAAAAAGAAGCCCACCAAGGCGTCGGCAAAGAAAAAGAAAAAGCCGGCAATGCGTCGGACTGGTCGTATGGGGCGTATGTACTAAATGCCTCGTCGCAAGTTCAAGCGCGTTCCCAAGGACAAAAAGACAGGACTTCCGTCCAAGTATGTTCGCGGGGCGCGTAATCCGTCGAAGCAGGCTGCAGAGATTAAACGCACTGCAGCCGCTTACCGACGTGGTGAAAAAATTGATTTGAAAAAGGTGAATGAAGCTCGTGGCAACCAAGGCAAAAAAAAGACCCGCAAAAAAACGCGGCGGCGGTAGTTCTGACGAGGCTTTCCTGCGCAAGAAAGCAGCCGAAAGCCGGTTCAGCGTTTCAACTCTTCGCAAGGTTCTGCAGCGCGGCAAGGCAGCGTTTTTGTCGAGCGGTAGCAGACCAGGCACAAACATGACGAGTTGGTCAAGAGGCCGTGTAAATTCGTTTGTCAGTGGGCGCGGCGGGGCGCGCAAGGCAGATGCGGATCTGCTTAAAGGCGGCGCGAAGAAGAAGACGAAAAAAGCCTAACCGCACCGCAAACAATATCTTTTTTGTGCGTCTAAATTGTCTTTAAAAGACAAAGCAGTCGTAAGAAGAAAGGGCGCTACCGCGCCCCTGTCATTTTCCGCGCTTCAAGCGCAACCAATTCCAATATTTGAGAATACCATATGGATCTTTTTTGTGTTCATCCAACTGTTGCCGGTATTTACGATACCAGTCATACGATGGAGTTTGCTTTTGTGCAGCTTGGCCTTGCTGAATTGCCTCTTTCTGTTTTTTACGCTGCCAGTAAGCCTTGATAGCCTCACTCTGACGCGCACGTTCTTCTGGCGTCCATTTCCTGCCCATCAGAATCTCCTGCTAGTCGGGTAATTTCTGCACGCGGGATGTAGAACCTTGCGCCATCCTTGACTGCCTTAATGACGCCTCGCTCAATCCAGCGCTTCACTCTGCGCCGCTCATTCTCGTTGTATTGACCAAGAAGAAGCACGCACGCCTCACTCAGGGGCAACAAAGCCTGCCTAGCCATTCTTGGCCTGCTGGTAGCTGAAGCCGCCTTGCGGGGCTGGTTGCTGAGGTGCAAAGCCGCCCTGGGCTGGCTGTTGCGGCGCTGGCTGCTGAGGGGCAAAGCCCTGCGGTGCCTGCTGCTGTGGCGGCTGCTGCTTTTGACCCTCATACGGATCGAGCACGTCGTTGAACATTTTGGCTTTTGCCACGTCCTCGTAACGGTCGTTGACCTTTTTCTGCATTGAGAAGCCAGGGCGCTCACCAGTGGAATGGTAATGCGCCATCACCGCTTCCAGTAGCGCTGGATCTGTAATGTTCAACCAGCAGCTCATGCTAACGCGATCAGATACACTGAACCCGCTTATGAGCTGCAGCTTGCCGTTTTTAAAGTCAGGTGCTGCCATTTCGGATCTCCTTCTCTCTCTCTAGCCACACATTGTAAAGACGTTGCCATAGGTCGTAATCGCTTTGTTGCAGCGCCGACAAGCAATGAAGATTTTCTTGCTGCCAGGTGTTCAACCCGACCAAAGTCGTTTGTTTTTTTATCTCTGTTTCCATTTGTTCAGGGCTTTTCTCGCTCACCGGTTGCTGGACAACCGGCGCTGGTGAAGCCTCGACACCGTCTTTGGGTGCTGGCTGATTAAAATCAGGATCGTCTTTTTCACCAGTAGATATCATCAGCAAGCCGCGCAGATATTGCTTCAGCGCATAACTTTGTGCAGAGCCGCTAGTTTGCGCGCCGGTCAAAGGCAACATGACATCCAAGCCGGATGGCTCAGTGCTTTCACCCGACTCATGGTGCATCGAGATGCGGTAGCTAAATTTGCCCCACAGCTTATTACTGCCAGCCATGAATGTGTCTGAGGCTACGCCGTCGATGTTTGGATGTAAGCCGTGCGCCGCGCATATCGGCCGGCACGCATCAAGAAATCTGTCAATTGAAGCAAAGCTGTATTTCCCGTGTTCATTGCGGTCATCCTTGGGCAGCTTTTGCACCTCTCCCATTGCCCTTGCTATGGCAGTATTTATTTTGCTGCTTTCAGTCATTCAGCGTCTCCAAAAACTCACGACCGGCTGCTGTAATCTGCCAGACGACTTCTTTGCGGCCACGGTCGTTTTTCTCGCGACGCTGGCTGTCTTCAACCAGCTTCATGCGGTCAAGCTCTGTCAGGCGAGGCTTCACGCTGTAGATCCAAGCGCCCATTTTCTGGGCCACTTGACTACCGGTCAGCCCCGCTGGCGCGTCTTTGAGCGCTATGAGAGCCTTGAGCCGCAGGCCCGTCACTTTCGGGGCCACAAACTCAGCGGCCTCGATCTCTGTGTCTCTAGCATCTTTGTGGACGTTTGGGCCGGCGCGACCAGGCCATTCGAGTAAATCTTGTTGCACCATTCTAACCTCCCAAAAGTGAAAGAAGGACGACAAAGCACCAAAGACAAAACAGTACAAAGAGACAGCCAACCACGACGCCCATGACCCGCAGCGCTTCGCGCAAACGGCTGTATGGACGCAAGGGGCGGCCAGCTTCATCGACATGAAGCCAGATAAGGTTTCTGTTCATCGGAACCCCCATGCTTGTTTTGCTTGTTTGAGAACCTCGGGACGGACATCCCAAGCCCAGAAATGGCCGAAATCAGGCTCGACCAGCGTCAGCAGCTCCTCAACGGAATCTGCTTTTTTGAGAAGATTTTCGCGCACTTGACACTTTGCAGTGATCTGGTTCAGCGCGGCCTGCATACCCTCAGTGGTGAGGCGGTCGCAGTTGGCGGCGCTGAAGACGCGGTGGCCTTTGGCATTGGCGTAAACGATAAGCTGAGGCTTGCCGGTGGCAGACCAGTAGCCAGCGACCTGACAAATGTGCGACCAATCAGGATTTGATGGCAGGCTTGTTGCTGACTTGCCGTTTTTGGCTTTGATGTTGATCTTCGACCACTTGGTCTTCAATTCGACCTGGCCACTGAAGTCTGGAAAACCGCTGTAGGGCAGCTCCAACCCCGGCAAGCGGGTCAGCACCTCGCTCTCGCCGGTAATCCGGTTTAGCCCTAACTCTCGATGCGCTGCCATCACGCCCTCAACGGCGTGCTGCGCTACATCTGCCAGCTCATTTCGGTTAATGGCCAGCTTGTCGGCGTCTTTGCCAAAATCCCATTTGCGCGGCTCGTACTCATCGAAAGCCGCCATGCCGTGCCGCAGCGCCTCATCAAAGGTCATGTCATCGACAAGGTGTTTGTTGGCAATGTCCTGCACGACACGGCCTGACATCATATTGGCGTTGTCGTCTTTGTAGATCTCAATTAGCTGCCTGGCGTAATCCTTATCTCCAACAATCTCATCTTTCAGAATCTGCCAGCACCTGTTCACAAGTGGGCGTATTACGCACTTGTCGTAAAACTTTTTGCAAACCGGCACGGATTCCGGGTTGGAATGATGAAAATAATGTTTTTCTGTTGCCCAAGTGGGCAGAATGGTGAACGACATACAAAACACCTCAGTAAACAAATATCGGTACTATCTTACGTTGTCATTTGATGTCAAGCCAGTTATGTTTCGCTTATGACCTTAGAACAATGGCGAAATGAGCAGGGTTGGTCGAAATCATTGTTGGCGCGTCAGCTCGGCGTGCCACAAACCATTACTGTCACTCGGTGGTGCCATCCCCTCCACGACCCAAGGCGGTCTGTGCCAAGTCCAGACTATATGCAACGTATCATCAACCTGACTGGCGGGAAGGTCACACCTAACGACTTTTTTCCGATGCCAGCCGATGGGTAAGGCGTCACGCGATAAAGGCTATAGGGCCGAGAATAGCATCCGCAAGAAGCTGGAAGCCAACGGCCTGGATTGCTACCGCGTCCCGCTGTCAGGCGGTGCCGCCATCAAAAACGACCTTGTGATCCGCAAGGGAGACCCGCTGCCAGTTGATGCGTGGGAGCTGGAGGTTAAGTGCCGCGCCAACGGCTTCAAGCAAATTTATGAATGGATGGAAGGCGCTGATGCGCTGGTGCTGAAGGCTGACCACAAGCGTCCGCTAGTGGTACTTGACCTTGATGATTACTGTTTTCTGTTGCGCGGCCAGGATGGTTAGAGGCTTCAGCACCACGCTGGCGCGGAGGGTTTGCATCTCAACCGTGCCAGGCGAATGGCGCGAAGTGCTGGAGTGCGAACACTGCGATGCCTCTGGCGAGTGCGAGGTCGAGATCGCTGTGCCGGACTATCTGCGCGGTGGCGACCTGACTACAGGGCTTGGCCAGTGTCCTGTCTGCGAGGGCAGGGGCCATGTAGAGTTACCGGAAGAAGAAGACGATGACGAGGGATGAGGCACTCGCAGATGCAGATCGTGAGATCAGCCGCCTTGTCGCTGACGGACGCGGCCTGTTCTACATAGCCGAGCTGTATGGCGTGCCAGTGCGCCGACATCAGTCCAGGCATTTCCCCAGCATCGACAGCAAGCATCTCATGCTGCCGGAGTACTTACAGGGACAGCCTGGAACACTGACGCTGGACTATCTGAGAGAAGAACTAGCAGACCAGCTTGTGCCACGGCTGAAGATCGTGAGGGCTGCATGAGATACAAAAACTATCCGCGCACCACTCCAGCGATTGAAGCTATGAAGCGCAGACGACAGAAAAAAAAGAGGGACAAAAGGCGAAACGATTCGCAACGCAAACCCGCCCCACAGCTATATATGGCGTTGTTAATGACCCTAACCAAAGGCCATCACCAAAGCCATCTAAGAACCAAAAATCTTGATTAAAAAAAGCGCTATCGAGAGCGCGTAAGCGAGGAGATTGCTTAAGCCATGATTTTATCGAGGCCCGAAAATCCGTCAAGCGAAAAGTTGCAAAGGCAACGAGTTCAACAACTTATAGGCCGCGTAGCGAAAAGGGCGAAACACCCTTATCGCACTGCCGTCGATAAACGGAAGAAGAATGAGTTCCTAGTCAGGCAGCAAAAGGTCTTTGCCTCACTGCAGGAAATGCACAGCCTTGACCGCTACAAAGAGATCCGGAAAGCCTACTGGCATATGGGGCCGTTCCAACAGCGCAAGTTTGTCGATCACTGGGAGACGTATTTTTATGAACGTAGAACAGCTTCACGACCTGTTTCTCCAAGCAGCAGAGACTGACAGACGGCTACCGCCGGCAACTCGCAAGCAAAAGCTCAGTTCGTGGCCAGACTACCCACTCGACTGGCATGGCTATGGCTGGACGCAGATCGGGCCGACAAGACTGCACCCGACCTCAAAGCAGATCAGTGACTTTGATGAGGCTATGCGCCTCACAAGCATCATGCCAGAAGATGATCGCCGCCTGGTCTGGGCTGTAGCGCACAGCGCTGCCTTTAGAGCCAGAGGGCCAGCATGGAAGAAGCTGGCTATCATGCTAGGGCTACACGATCCGCGCATCGTCAAACGCAACTATCGGCACGCTCTCATTGAGCTGCATTACAAGTTAGAAAGTTCAAGTCGTGCAAATGTCCCTGCATAGTTTTCACACCATCTGCGGACGGACATGGACACACCCCTATAGGGGTGTCCTTGTCCGGCGTGGTGCTTCCGAGCAACTTAATTGATCTTTTTCGACAAGGTGGTTGCAACTGTCTCCAAATCTGGTACGGTTCTGATAGACTGCAACCATATCTGGTTGCGCAACCCTTCCCCAGCTTCCGACAATAGGCTAAGTCAGTTTGCCTTTGGTGCCGGTGGCTGGGGATTCATTGCAAAGGTAGATCATGCGTAAGTACCAGCCAGCGCAAGTTGATTGGCCTGAGATACAGCAACGCATACAAGCCGGCGAGAGCTTCAACGCAGTATCTAAGGATTACAAGGTTTCGCGCCAGGCCATACAGAAGCGTTGCCAGCGTGAGGGCTGGGTAGAGCATACGCCAGTAACGACCGCCATACGCCGCCAGTTGCGTAAGCGCAACCAGGTGCAACCAGATGAGGTTGCAATGCAACCAGTTGCAACCCTGCAACCGCAAGCAGTGGCTGAACCAAGCGCTGCAGTCATGGCAAGGGATGACAAGCAAGGCGCAGCACTAGAGCTGCTAAGGGATGGCGTGCCTCGCAAGCACGCAGCGCAGATCGTTGGGATAGGTGAAAGCACACTGCTTCGCTGGATAAATGATGATGAAGTATTTGGTGCTGAGGTACGCGCCGCAGAAAGCGCCGCTGTGGCACTCAGGGTGCGCCGGATCGGCCGGGCCGGAGAGCGGGACTGGCGTGCAGATAGCTGGTTTCTTGAACGAACTCAAAGGGATAGCTTTGGCAGCGACAACTCAAAGGGCGGCGCTGTCAACGTCCAGATCAACATTGAGCGCAATAGCGCAGACGCGACAGCTGGTGTCGTAATCGAGGGCGAATCCTAGCCTAACAGCGACACTTTTGGCACATGGCCTGCGTTGCAATGCTAAACCATTGTTTATGCAAGGTATACCATTTCCATAATTAACGTTATGCGACATTCGCACGATATGGCCCCCTGGGCCTGGCCCCACCGGGCCGGCTTGCGCGGCGACGTATGCGTTATATGAACACCCGCGCTTCCATAAAAAACAGGTTTCTCAGGTTGCATGTCCGAAACAGCGAGAACAGGCTTTGCGCGTCGCATGATGGCGCAGCGATTGATGTCGGATGCGCGGGAAGACCCGTTCAGCGACAGTCGGTTTTTCTCTGGTCGCATTAGGCCGTCGATGCAGGACATAGCTGAGCCTGCGCGGTTCAGCGACATGGCGATGCCGGCTTATGCGACGGGTGCGACTGCTAGTTTGTTTGCGCCTGGGGCTGGCGTGACTGACATCATGGGTTTTGCTCCTGATCCGGCACAGCCAGGCGAGTTCTTGCCCAGCTTTGGTCAGAACATCACTCAAGGCAACTACCTCGATGCTGGGTTACAGGCGTTGGGTGGTGCCGGCGATGTGATGATGGCTGGCGGTACGATTATCCCGCCACTTGCGCTAATAGGCACCACTTTGAAGGCACCAAGGGCTGCAAGGGTTGCTGGCCAGGCTGGTGACGTTGCGGCTGATGTTGCCAAGGTTGACCCTAATCAGCGAATGGGCGATGCGCTGGCACAGGCGCAGGCACGCTACTTTGAGACTGGCAACTTTGAGCCGCCGACTGCTGAGAACCCTGTTTCGGTGGTTCTGCCGACTGAGACTGAGCCTGGCATTATAGCGTTTCATGGATCTGGCGCGGACTTTGATGAGTTCCGGCTGGAGATGATCGGCACTGGTGAGGGCGCACAGGCGTATGGCTATGGGCTGTACTTCACTGACAGTGAGGATATAGCCAAGTTCTATCGGAACAGTGTAGGCGGCGCTAATGTTCTTAAAACAGCGCAAAACATAAAAATTGAAGCCCCAAGCGGGGGAACAGAAACTGCTGCCAACTTTACTGGCTTCCGCAACAAGTTTGCTGAATTTTATGGAGAAGATGCGGCCCTTTTTGCAGACCGTTATTTAGGTCAATTCACCATAGACCCTGATGCGCCCCAAGATGTTCTGATTGAAAGAGCAAAGGTCTTAATGGCGAATGTCAAAGAATCTGACAGGATTCCAGAGAACGCGGAAGAAATAGTTTCCAAGATTACGCTCCCAGAGCGCGGCAAAGTCTACAAGGTCGGGCTGTCTCCCAAGCCTGACGAGCTGCTGGACTATGACGAATTTTTTGGAGATCAAAATCCCGCTATCAAAAAGAAATTGCGCGATCTTGTTGAAAACGAGCTGACTGAAGCAGACGCCGTAAATTTAGGCTATGAAGATTTGGGCCTAGACAGGGCAAAAGAGTTCATGCTGGCCGACGATACGAAAGTGGACACTTTCCTCGGCAACTGGGCTGCAATACGCGGCAAAGACAATGCTGGTGAGGAGTTACTGAACAAGTACGGTATTCCCGGCCTAAAATACCGTGCATCAGGCTCCAGAGGCGCTGGCGTTACTGATGAAGCCGCAGAGCGCAACTATGTCATCTTTGACGACAAGGCTGTCAAAATCTTAGAGAAGTACGGCATTGTCGGCCCTGTATTGGTCACCGGCGGGGCTGTAGCGGCCACCCAGCGTGGCGGCGATGAGGAAGGTTCGATCTTCCCAGATGCCTAAAACCATCAAGATTGACTATGACCCGCAGCCAAAGCAGGCGTTGCTTCACAAGTGTCGTGCCAAGCAGATCTTGTTTGGCGGCGCTGCTGGTGGCGGCAAGAGCCATGCGGGGCGTTATGACCTAATTGGCTTTTGTCTTGAGAACCCAGGCTTGCAGGCGTTCATTTTCAGGCGGTCACTGCCTGAGCTGGATGCCAACCATATACAGCCGTTGAAGCGTGAGCTGCCGCGAGAGCTTGGCAACTACAATGAGACGCGCAAGCGCTATGAGTTCTTCAATGGCAGCTCGATTCAGTTCCAGTATTTGGAGCGGGACAGTGATTGTGACCGTATTCAGGGAACTGAGATACATATAGCGCTGGTTGATGAGGCGGGTCAGATGACGCCTTATCAGTTGGGTTACATCAAGTCGAGGATGCGTCTGGGCAACTTCCAGCCCAATCAGGAGGGCTTTTTGCCCCGGCTGGTGATGACGGCCAACCCTGGTGGTCAAAGCCACAATTATTTGAAGGCGCTGTATATCGACCCTGCGCCGGCAGAACAGTATTTCTACGATCACACGATGCGTGATCCGAATGATCCGTCTGATAAAGGCTGGGTGACGATGTACATCCCGGCTAAGATGGCTGACAACAAGTATATCGACCCTTCATATGCCTCTAGCTTCTCGGCACTGCCGGAGGAGTTGGCCAGGGCGCTGCGTGAGGGCGACTGGGATCTGGTTGTTGGCTCGTTTTTTGGCGATGTCTGGAACCGCGATCTGCATGTCATCAGGCCGTTTGATATTCCGGAGCATTGGACGAAGTTCCGCAGCTTTGACTGGGGTTCTGCCTCGCCCTTCAGCGTTGGCTGGTGGGCGGTTGCTGATGATGACCCAGACTTTCCTGATGGGGCCTTGATTAGATATCGGGAATGGTATGGCGCTGCCGGCCCTAATCGGGGCTTGAGAATGACTGCAGAAGAGGTCGGCGCTGGCATCCGCAGCCGTGAGGGGCATGAGCGGATTGATTTCAGTGTCGGTGATCCAAGCATCTGGAAGTTTGATGGCGGCCCCTCGATCGGTGAGCGGCTGTCGAAGATGGGGATACGCTTCCGCAGGGCTGACAACAGCAGGGTGGCTGGTTGGGATCAGGTACGCCAGCGCCTGATTGGTGATGATGGTTGCCCAATGCTTTTTGTTTCTAGCGAGTGTACGGACACGATCCGCACCTTGCCAGTGCTCACGCACGACAAGCACAGGGTTGAGGACATTGACACGACTCAGGAAGATCATGCGGCGGATGACATTCGTTACGCTTGCATGGCGCGGCCGTATCAGCGGCGCGCTCCAGAGATTGAGGAAGACCCGTGGCGGGAGCCGACCATCGAAGAAATGATGGCTGGGCTTGAGTATGCCAGCAAGCCCAAGGGCTGGAGATTGTAAGTGGAAAGCTACAGCTTTGAAAAAGAGCCGACCGACAAGTTAGAACGGGCGCGGTTCTGGCATCATCAGATTATGCGTGCGCGTCGGTTCGAAGAGAACTGGCGCAACCGTTGCCACGATATCATTGAGCGCTATCGCGACGATCATCCAGAGCGGATGCAGCGTGACGTGCGGATGAACATCTTCTATAGCAATGTCGATACTTTGAAATCAGCGCTGTACTTCAAAACGCCAAAGCCCAAGGTGAGGCGGCGTTTTAGAGACGCTGATCCAGTCGCCCGTTCAGTAAGCACGGTACTCGAACGGGCGCTCCAATATCAGCTTGATGTCTACAACTTCGATGCCACTGTTCGCAGGGCTATCGAAGACATGCTTATAGTAGGGCGCGGCGTCATCAGGCTGGTATACGAGCCGGTGGTGATTGAGGGTGACCGAGAAGTTCTCCCACTGAGGGTTGCGCCAATCACGGGTGTGGGGGAGGTTGCCCCTGGGCAACTGGGTGAAGTGCAAATCGGCCAGCGTTTCGTGGACGCTGAAGGCAATGAGGTAGAGCAAAGCCAGGTACAGCAGGGGCCGATGGGGCCGTTCATGCTCGGTGACCCGGTTGAGTTTGTGGCTGAGCAATCAGTGCGCTGTGAATATGTCCACTGGCAAGATTTTGTAATGTCACCGGCACGGTGCTGGGATGACACCTCATGGATTGGTTTCCGGCATCTGATGACCCGCGATGAGCTGGTTGAAGTCTATGGCGCGAAAGGTGAGATGATCCCGCTCAGCTATCATGGCGATGATGGCGGCTATGATGACGACAAGCAGCCGGATCGTGCTGAGGTCTATGAGATCTGGGACAGGCGCAGCCAAAAGCAGCTTTTTGTGGTGCTGAACCATGACGAGATACTGGACGAGTTTGACGATCCTTATAATCTTGATGGCTTCTGGCCTATGCCGGAGCCTCTTTACGCCATATCGACCACCGACACCTCGCTGCCTGTTCCTGAGATATTTAGCTATGAAGACCAGATACACGAACTGGATCTAATCACACAGCGGATTGCCAGCCTGACAGAAGCGCTCAAAAGGCGCGGCGTCTACGATGCCAGCTTCCAGGAGCTGCAACGTCTAGCAGAGGCAAGTGACAACGAGTTTGTCCCGGTCGATAACATGGCCATGCTTCAGGCTGGCGGTGGTCTTGCCAACGTCATGCAGGAGGCCCCGCTTGATAATCTTATCAAGGCGCTGGGGCAACTCTATCAATCACGCCAGATCGTCATTCAAACGATTTACGAGATCACCGGCATCTCGGACATTATGCGCGGCACAAGTGCTAGCCGCGAGACTGCCACTGCCCAGCGCATCAAAGGCCAGTTTGGCGCTATGCGGCTGATGAACCGGCAGCGCTTGGTTGAACAGTTCCTTGACCAGATCATGGAGCTGAAGGCTGAGCTGATGGTTGAAAACCTAGAGCCGGAGGTTTTGAGCAAGGTCACCAGCGTTGTCGTCACGCCAGAGATGGTGGCGCTGATGCGTGATGAGCGCACGCGCAACTATCGCATTTCGGTAGATACAGAAGAATCTGCTGCTGTTGACACAGCCATAGAACAACAGCGCCGCACAGAGTTTTTGACGGCTACAGTGCAGTTTCTGCAGGCGATTGGCCCGTTGATTGCCAGCGGTGCGGTGGGCTTTGAGCAAGCCAAGCAGATGCTTCTGTTTGCTGCCAAGGCGTTTCCTGGGGCGCGTGACCTTGAAGAGACGCTTGAGGCCATTCAGCCGCCACAGCCTGGGCCAAGCCCAAGCGATAAACTGGTTGAGGTTGAGGCTGCAAAGGTACAGGCGCAAACACAGCAGGCGGCTGCCGATGCCCAGGTCAAGGTTGCCAGACTGCAGCTTGATCAGCAAAAGGCCGCGCAAGACGCACAGTTCAAGCAGCAGAAGCTAGAGATTGATGCAGCTAAGGTGGTCACACAGTGAAGAACACCGAGGCAGTTGGCATGATGACCTGGCTTATGGGTCAAAGCGAACAGCACTGCAACTGGACTATAGAAGATGTTCACAGGCTGATCATCCCGCCGGTAGCACTGCAGCAGTTTCGCATCTGGCAAGTAGAGCATCAGCCAGTCGGGTTTGTGACCTGGGGCTTGTTTAATGAAGAGACTGAGGCTGGTTATCTGGCCGGCTCTCGTAAGATACAGCCCGACGACTGGAACGCAGGTGACAGGCTTTGGCTGGTGGATTTTATTGCACCTTTCGGCGGCGTCAGTCAGATGGTGCGCGAGGGCAGACAGCATCTGCGCTCTGTTTTGGGCAGGGGCGTGCTCGGGCGTGCAAATCGTGAACACAGAGGCAAGTTATGGTTCGCAGTTACCTGATTGAAAACCGCATATGCTACAAAGGCGACGGCGGCGGCAGCGCTGCTGATGAAGCGCGTGAAACCGCAACGCCAGCGCAAACTGATGATCAAGGCCGTCCGCTTGTTCGTGGCACGACTAATGTAATCGACGCAAGCCGTCAGATTTTGCCTCCGATTGGTGCAAGTGAGGAGGACGAAGACGTTAGTCAGATGCGAGAGCAAGCAATAGCTACGGTAGCAACGCTTGTGAACCCCGACGCTGACCCCGTACAACAGCAGATTTTGCGAGACAGAGTGCGTTTTAAGCCGTCTGTTTTAGGCGACATTGATGACCCACAAAACAATGTGAGAGATCGCGTCAGAGAAACCGTCGCAATCAATCAAATCCCTGTCGGCGCACAAGACGTCACCGGGTTGATAAATCGCGCAGTTGCAGAATCTTTGTCTCGTCCAAATCGCCCAGATCCGGTGACACCAACGATGGCACCCGGCCGGCGATCCCCAATGAGCGGTTTCTTTGCAGATGCTTTTGATGAACTTTATGGCACGCTAGATCCCAACGACGCGCCAGTGACAGCGCCAGGCACAGCGATAAACGCGATCATTGGCGGTGGTCTTTTGGGCAATCTCTTCAATGCGCCCGACCCAGCAGACGCTGCAGCCTTTGCCTTTGGGCAGCGCCAGCGTATGCAGCAAGACCCAACATTTGTGCCGGCCAGTAGCAATATTGCAATGACCGGAGTCGGTGGCGGCGGTAGCGATGAGAGTGCAACGCCACCATTGGCAGCGCCGGCAGACCCAGTTGATCCTGGCACAACGCCGCCTGAGGTTATCGATGATTTAGCTGTGAACTATCTGCAAGATCCGTTTTTCCTCTACAGCGGTCAGGGCAATCTGTTTCAGCCCTACGGATACGCCGGCGGCACCTTGGTTGACCTACTGCAGACGCGCGGCATGACACCGCCACAACAGGCTGCGGCCAACCTTAATCTATTCGGAAACCCTAGGGACTTTGTGTAATGGAAGTTGACCTTGAAGCTGCTGATGCCGCCTATCAAGCGCTGTCTGAGCAAGAGAAAGAATTGATCCGCGAGGCTTTAGACAGTCCTCTGGCAGGCGTGCTTGCCAAGGTTTTTCCTGAGCTGATGCGTTCACTCGGCAGTTTCAATCGGCCTCGCCGCAAGATGGATGCAGCGCAGCAGCAGATGGCGGCAAGGATGCTGATGGGATGAGCAAGCAGACATTTGTGTATCGTGATGGCAAAATCGTCGCGAAGTCAGAGGCTGGCCCTAGAGCCAGCCTCAATATTATGCGCGACATCGAGCCTTACCAAAACATGAAAGATTTCGGCTGGATCACCAGCCGTTCGCAGCACCGCGAGTTTTTGCGGCGCAACAACTTTGTCGAAGTAGGAAACGAGCAAAACCACTTATTTGAAAAATGACTGAACAAGAACTCCCGCTTGATAGCACTCAAGCTGAGGCCACAGCCGATGCTGCCGCCCCAGTCGAGCCAGCAAAGTCGGAAAGCGTTGCACAGACACTCGCACGCACTTTGCAAGAATTAGAACCTGAAGCTGAGGCAGAAGAGGACACGCTGCCTGAAGCGCCGCCGATGGACGATGAGCCAGAGGAAGAGCAAGCGCCTGCTGAGGCTGAAGATGAGCCAGAAGAGGATGCAGAGCCAGAGGAGCCGCAGGCGATAGAAGCGCCTCAGCACTGGCCGCAAGACTTCAAAGAAGAGTTTGAAGCTATGCCGCCAGAGGCGCAGCAACTCTTCATGTCGCGCTATCGTCAGATGGAGGGCGACTACACCAAAAAAACACAAGGCGTTGCAGCTTTTAAAAAGAAAGCCGATGCCTTTGAAGAACTCCTTGCCCCGCACCGGCAAACCTTTGCACGGGCTGGCATGGATGACGTGGCTGCTGTCAGGCAACTGTTGGCAGCCAACGATTATCTGCAGAAAGACCCTCTAAACGCTATTGCCTGGTTGGCCAACCAGTATGGCGTGGATATTGGGGCAATCGGTAACGATCCAGCCGCAGAGGATGAATATGCAGACCCACAGGTGAAGGCGTTGCAGCAACAAGTAAATCAGCTCACCGGCTTCATCCAAAACCAACAGACACAACAACAGCAAAGCGTACAGCAAAGCACACAGTCGATGATCGACCAGTTTGCCGCGCAGACCGATGACAATGGCAATCCAGCTCACCCGCATTTTGAACAAGTGCGGAATGTTATGGGGACGCTCATCAATGCCGGCAACGCACCAGACCTTAAGACAGCGTATGAGATGGCGGTATATGCCGACCCAAATCTGCGCCAGCAAGAGTTGCAGCGGTTCGCCGCCAAGCAGTCTCAGAGCGAAGTCAAGAAAGAGGCGGTGAAAAAAGCCAAGAAGGCCCAGCGGTCAACGGTCAGAGGCAGTGCAGCACCCGCTCAACCTACGCTTCCAGCAAAGATGTCTGTTCGCGACACAATAGAAGCATCTATCCGTCAACTTGAAAGCAACAGGAGCTAGATTATGGCTAGTCCAAATCTCTCCGAGATCGTCACCACGACTCTGCGGAACCGATCTCGACAGCTTGCTGACAACCTCAGCAACCATAATGCGTTGCTTCAGCGGATGCGCGAACAAGGCAACCAGACAACTGTAACTGGTCGCGATATCGTGCGCGAGCTGGAGTATGCCGCAAACTCAACGGTTCAATTCTATCAGGGCTATGAAACTCTGAATGTTGAGCCTTCAGACGTGCTGTCCGCAGCCGTTTTCGACTACAAACAAATGGCTGGAAATGTAACAATTTCAGGGCTTGAGCAAATCAAAAACTCAGGCGTCCAGGCCATCATCAATCTTCTTGAGGCGCGCATCAACGTGCTTGAAAAGAGCTTGATGAACACCCTCGCGACCTCTTTGTACTCAGACGGCACAGGGACAGATGGTAAAGAAATCGGTGGTCTGCAACTAATCATTGCAGATGGCGGCACCGGCACGGTCGGTGGCATCAATTCCTCAACCTTTACCTTCTGGCAAAACCAGCAGACCACTGCAACGTCGAGTGCTTTCAGCACGGCAAACGTGCAGGCAGATATGAACAATATGTATCTCCTGCTTGTTCGCGGTGCCGACGCGCCTGACCTGATCATGGCAGATGCCAACGCCTATAAGGCCTTCCTCGGAAGCCTGCAGGCAATCCAGCGCATCACCAGCGATGATCTCGCACGGTCTGGTTTCACCAGCGTTCAGTATCTGAACTCTGATGTCGTCTATGACGACCAATGCCCAACCAACAAGATGTACTTCCTGAACACTCAGTATTTGCGTCTAGAGGTTGCAGAGGGCAGGGACTTTGTTCCTGGTGAGGCAAAGATGTCGGTAAACCAAGATGCTTTGGTCACTCCGATGTTCTGGTCAGGAAACCTGACTTGTTCCAACCGCGCCCTTCAGGGCGTCATTCATGTGTAAGGAGGTCTGAGATGTTTGCATCAGTTATCGGTATTGATCCGACAGCCGTTTCCTCCACACCTGAGTTTGGAGTGGGGCAGATTGGTGCCGTCGTTAGCAACAACGGCGTGACCAAAATCTACAAGTATGTCGAGTATAAGGTAGGGTCTGGCAGCGTCGCCGCGGTGAGCGGAAACGCATGTTATTACAATACCTTAGACGGCTACAAGCTCAACCAGGTCACAAGCGATCTTAGTGACTCGGTAGAGATTGGCGCTGGCATACTGCAGTCCGCTCCGACTGATGGTCAGTATTGCTGGATTCAGATCAAAGGTGCCGCAACGATGGCAGCAGCTCTCACTGCTGGCGCGGACGGCGACCCTCTGACAGCGACCGGAAGCTCAGACGGAAAGCTAGATGTTACTGCTGACGTGACCAGTGTAGTGGTCGCATATGCGGGTGACATCAGCGACAAGGAAATCATCTGCGATTTTCCTTTCTAACTTCCTCCGACTGGGGCGGCTTCGGCCGCCCCCGTTTTCACCATGATCAAGGGAGAGATCATGCCAGCCAAGGCTATATTTTTTCAGCGTGAGCTGAATGGAGAACAACGAGATTTTTGTCGCATTTCTGTGCAGGGCATCCGCGATGTCTGGGAGGGGCCAGTGCGGCCCCAAGACCTAAGTCGGTTCCCTGACGAATGGGACGAATACAAGAAGCAGCAGAAAAGGCCCAAGAAGAAAGGCGGCAACCTCAAGGATTTGCCAGGCATATCTGAGCCGCGCCGCGTTGAGCTTGAGCTTGCCGACATTGAAACCATTGAAGAGCTTGCTTCTGCTGATGAAGTGCTTTTACGCAATATGGGTGAGCCGTATGTGCAGCTCAAAAAAATTGCCGGGCTACACATTGATGCAAAGCCCAAGCGAAGCCGCAAACCAGCGGCAGAACCAATAGAGGAGCCGGCTGATGAGCCTGCTGACGATAGCCCAGAACGTAGCTGACTTCACCGGCTTTGAGCGCCCGACAAGTGTGTCAGGCAATACAGATCCGATTGCGCGTCAGCTCCTTGCCGTGATTAATCGTGAGGGCAAGCAGCTTATGCGGTCAACGAACTGGCCGATCTTAATGAAGGAACACACCTTCTCCACGGTAAATGGCACCCAGAATTACGCGCTGCCGACAGACTTTGACAGGTTTGTCAGTGGCACAGCTTACAATCGCAGTGATCTTGACCAAATGACCGGCCCTATTACGCCGCAGCAGTACCAAGCCGACAGGTTTGGAACGACCAGCACCGGCATCATTGATCGCTTTCGTCTGAAGTCCAGCAGCAACGCGCTGCGCTTTGACATCACCCCAACGCCAACAGCGACCGAAACGATTGGCTTTGAATATGTTTCAAGCCACTTCAATCAGACCAGTGGCGGCACCTCGCAAGATGCGTTTGCCGCTGATTCCGATGTCGGCATCCTTGATGAAACATTGATAGAGATGGGCGCTACTTGGCGCTTCAAGCAGGCTCATGGCCTCACCTATGATGAAGACTTCCGGCAGTATCAACTAGAGTTGCGTCAGGCGATTAGTCGGTCTGGCGGTGCGCCAATCATAACGATGACCGATGCAAGGCGTCTACTGGTCAGCCCTTACTCCTACAATTTGCCTGATAGTGGCTACGGGATCAGCGGCTGATGTTACAGGCTCTTCCTCAATCCAGGCGCTTCACAGTCAAGGCGTCAGCCATTCCTGCGCCAGTTGGAGGTTTAAACAGTCGAGATAGCTTGGACGCCATGCCACCGACTGACGCAATCATCATGTCGAATTTTTTCCCTACTGTGGAAAAAGTGACCTTACGAGATGGTTACACGCAGTTCTGCACAGGGGTGGGCAGTGGCAATGTTGAGACTCTTGTTGAGCATCATGCCGGTGCAAACCGTCAGCTTTTGGCGATTGGCAGCAACGGCACGCTCTATCAAATTGACACTGGCTCGGCTGTCAGCAAAAAAACGGGGCTTGCCAACGGTAGAGCGGAAGCCGTTGAGTTCAATAACCTCACCATCTTTGTGCCGTCAGGGGCAAACGTGCCTTTTAGCTGGAACGGGTCAAGCGCCAGCGATCTGTCGATCACGCTGTCTGATAGCGCGAACGCAAATACGCTGACCGGCGTACATGCTTACAAAAACCGCCTGTATTATTTTACCGGCACAGATCAAAACTTTTACTACTCGGCCACAGTAGACACACACCAAGGCAACTTTACCAAGTTTCCAGTTGGTTTAGTGGGTACCTTTGGCGGCAATCTCATAATGATCCAAACCATTACCGTTGATGGTGGTGAAGGTGTGGATGATTTACTGGCGCTCATCATGAGTAGCGGCGAGGTGCTCGTTTACAGCGGCTCAGATCCAAGCTCGTCAAGTTTTGCTTTGATAGGCACATTCAGAATTGCTGAGCCAGTCAATGAAAAAAGGGCTATAGCCAAGTTGGGCGGCGATGTCATTGTGATGACAAAGGAAGGCTATCTGCCTCTCTCAGCAGTCATCAGACAAGACAACATCGGCAGCAAAGCAGCAGCGATTTCTGAGAAAATACGAGGCACTGTGATTGCACAGGTGGCTGCCACAGGAAGCTCAACGGGGTGGCAAGTTTTTGTTAGCCCTGACGGTGATAAGGTCTATTTTAACTACCCGACTGGCGAAGGCACTGACCCATTCAATCAGCATATATTTAACCCGATCATTAGAGCCTGGTCGGTGTTTGAAAATCTACCCGCATATGTGTGGGGTCAGTATGACGGAGACACTTATTTTGGCGGCGCATCCGGCAAAGTTTTCAAAATTACCGGCAACAATGACAACGGTGCAGAGATTTCTGCAGACCTTGTTACAAGCTACAACTATTTTGCCGACAGAGCTGCAATCAAGCGTTTCAGTTCTGTGCAACCAATACTTGAGGGTGAAACCTCAATTGACTTCTCTTTTGGTGTGGGCGTCGATTTAGGCGCTGCACGAGCCATTGACGTAACAGCGGTAACCTTTGCCAGCAACTTAGCTGAGTGGGATGTGGCCACTTATGATGAGGCTTTTTATGGCGATACGACTGGAGCCGGCGTCACAAAACGCAGAAAAGCTGTCAACAAACTCGGCTACTCGGCTGCTTTGCGGGTAAAGGTTAGCAGCTCAACGCAAACAATTAGTTTCATCTCCGCTCACTATACATTCCAACCAGGAGGGCCAGTCTAATGCCTTTCAGCTCTGGCGTTTTTTCTCGCACTTTTGATTGCACGACGGATCGAGACAATGGCGTCAAGATCCTGGCCAGCAAGTTCGACACTGAGCTTGATGGCTTTGCGACCGGCTTGAGCACAACAATTCTCAAGGACGGCACACAGACTTGCACGGCTGCCATACCGTTTGCACAAGGTCTGACTGTGCCTGATAACAAAACCATCGTGCTTGGCACCAACAGCGATGTCACAATTCAATATGATGAGACCACCAATGACAGCTTAGAAATTGCAGCCAATGTAGAGGGTGCGGCTCTTGGCATCGTACTCAAAGCCGATCAAGGCGATGACAACGCAGACCAGCACAAGCTCAATATTGCCGATGGTGGTGTGCTGACCCTGCAAAGCAAAATCTCGGGCGGGTTTGTTACTTATCTCACTCACACCCCTAACGCTACGGTCGCTGACAGTACCACGGCGGTTGCAGGCAATTTGACCGTTGCTGGTGATCTAACACTTGGATCTGGCGCTGTCATCAATGAGGCAGAGCTTGAAACCATCGACGGCGTTACCGCAGGCACTGTTACAGCATTAAAGGCCGTAGTTGTAGACGCTAACAAGGACATTGCCAGCTTCCGCAACGTGACGCTAACTGGCGAGTTAGATGCTGCGTCACTGGATATCAGTGGCGACGCCGACATTGATGGCACGCTTGAAGCTGATGCAATGACGCTAAACGGTACGGCGATAACAGCAACCGCCACGCTAGACACCGGCATTTCAAACAACAACGTGCCAAAGTTTACCAGCGGCGTAGCTGACAATGATTTTTTGAAGGTTGACGGCACAGCTATTGAGGGCCGGTCTGCCGCAGAAGTTTTGTCTGACATTGGTGGGCAAGCGGCTTTAACCTTTGGCATTTCAAACACAAACGCTGTCAAAATTGACAGCTCATCCGTTGCAGATGATGAATATGCTCGGTTTACGGCCAACGGATTAGAAAGTCGATCAAACAGCGAGGTGCTGTCTGATATAGGCGCACAAGCCACGCTTACTTTTGGCATATCCAATACCAACGCAGTCAAAATCGACAGCGCCTCTGTTGCTGACGATGAGTATGCAAGATTTACTTCGAATGGTTTGGAGAGCCGGTCAAATGCGGAGGTTTTGTCAGATATTGGCGCGACCACAGCCACCGCTGCGGCAAACGAGGCAACTGCGTTAGCCATAGCGCTTGGATAGGAGACAAAAATGGCCAATACCTTCAAAGTCATCACCAAGGCTGGGGTAACATCTTTGGATGTCATCTATACGGTTGCAAGTTCAACGACGACAGTTGTTTTAGGACTTGTTCTTGGTAACACAACGACAAGCCAGGTCACCGCCACTGTGACACTAAACACAGACACTGCGAACAGGTCAGGCGCAAATGATGAGGCCAACCAGGCTGTCGAGCTTGTAACCAATGCACCTATACCAGCGGCGTCTAGTTTAGAACTTTTGGCAGGCAACAAAGTGGTTTTGGAAACAACAGATGAAATCAAAGTATCTGCAAGCGGTGCAACAGATGTAGCGCTATCGGTAATGGAGATCACCTAATGCCATTCATCGGTAATCCTGTAGTTTCACAGTTCCAATCGCGTCCCGCGACACAAGAGTTTAATGGTAACGGCTCAGACACGACCTTCACGCTAAATCAAACTGTGACGCAAGAGGATATTATCGTTTCTGTTGATGGGGTTGTGCAGGAAAGCGTTGATGCCTTTACCGTGCCAGATGGCACCACACTGACATTCACTGCTGCCCCGTCCAGTGGCACAGGCAATATATTTGTTATTTACCTTGGCGTGGCGGCGTCATCGGTGACACCGGCTGCCGCCAACAAAGGCAACTTCAAGGCCGGCGGTTTGTTCCGCGTCAACGCACAGTCGTTGACCGCTGACACAACCATCCTTGCAACTGAGAACGCAAACGTGACAGGCCCGTTCACTGTAGCCAGTGGCGTGACCCTGACCGTTGAAAGCGGTGGGACATTGGTGACGCTATGAGTACCTTAAAGGCAGATACCATCCAATCGACTAGCGGCGGTGTAGCTACGCTGACGAGCCAAGTCGCACCAAAAGCGTTTATAAATTTCAATGGAGATGACACAACCACTATTCGTGACAGTTTTAACTGCGGTGCAGTCACAGACGGCGGCACAGGAGACCAGACAGTAAACTATACTAATAATTTTGCAAATGCCGGATACTCCCCACAGTCCAACTGTCAGAGTGGAGACGCATCTAATCCAGCAAGTTGTGTCGTCAATACCCAGTCAACAGTCACGACAAGTTCTACAAAATTATTTGTGAAACAGAACACTGGCACTGGGGCTTCTTCTTTTGACTCTGAACACATGTCTCTGACATCGACAGGAGACCTCGCATGAGTACCATTCTTGTAAACACGCTGACTGGTACTAGCACTGCTGGCTCTATTGCAGTCACGGGTGAAGGCAACAGCACTACCACAAGTTTGCAGCAGGGATTGGCGAAGGCGTGGGCAAATGCAACAGCTACAGCCACAGTAAACGATAGTTTGAACGTAAGTGCTGGAACCGACCACGGTTCAGGAGACTTCACAGTCACTGTCACCAATAATTTTGCTAATTTGAATTATGCAATGACAGCCACAGGCAGAGGAAATGCCGCTGCAAGAATTGTGACGAGAAATCCAGCAAGAGCAACAGTCGGTTTGTTAGCTGTGGAGATAGTGACAGACTCTGGTGGAACATCAGATTTTGCATTTGATTGTAGCGCACATGGAGACCTCGCATAATGCCTAGTTTCGGTACACTCAAAGCAGATACCCTGACGCACTCGACTGCGGGTTCGCTGGCTACGAATTTTGTGGTGAACGGTAGTTTAAAAGGATTTGCTTTTTATACACAATCTACAGATACGTTAGGCACCACCTTTAACATTTCATCTGCTACAGATAATGCGACAGGTGAAGCCTATTTAAATTTGACAAATAATCTTAACACCGACGACGAACCCCACACAGGTTCTGGGGTTGGGGCAGCTAACACAACTGTTGTTGGTTACGAAGCTGGGTCAGATAGCACCACAAGTAGTAGACGATTTAACACAACAAATTCTGCTGCTAGTGACGCTCTGTCGGATTCCAGCACATATACATTGATTGGTGGAGACCTCGCATGACAGTGACCCCAGAGTTTCAAGGCACACATCTATGGGACAGGCTCTGCTGGGCCAAAGAGAACCTTGAGGGTGTGCAGTCAGACTACCGTGTCGTGTACGAAGACAGCCTAGACGAGTGCGCCAAGATACTGGTGCCTGACCCTAATTGGATGGCCTGTGCATTGCAAGGTGGCATCCTGCCGCCGGTAGAAGTGTACTGGGAGTTGGCAAAGGACGAAGCCGAAGAGGGCTTTACAAAGCACACTCGCGGTTACCTGTTGCACAACACCAAGCCTGTTGATGCAATGACTGAAGAACAGGCGATTGAGTATCTGATTATGAAAGACGTACCGCAATCCGTATGGCGGGTGTGGAACGAGGGCAACAAACCAAAGATGGTGATTTGCCGCAAAGAACAGCTTCCCGGCACTAGAGAGTGGCGCAACGCCTGGAAGATCACTGAAGACCTAGCCACACACCACAACAAAGCCGCATAGGAGAAATCCACATGGCAACCACCTACATCGTTGATAAGGACGGTAATCAGATAGATGCGTCTACTGCTACCGTTCCATCTGACCGTCACTTTCGTGGTGCATGGTCGCTTTCTGGCAAAGTCATTTCTGAGGACATGGACGCAGCCAAAGTAATCTTCAAGGACAAAATCCGTGAAGTACGTCAGCCACTGCTTGAGGCAGAAGACGTGGTGTATATGAAGGCGCTTGAGGCTGACGATGCGTCTGCCAAGACTGCTTCCGTAGCCAAGAAAAAGGCACTGCGTGATGCACCTGCCGCACAAGCAATCACAGACGCAGACACGATTGCAAAGCTGAAAGCAGCTTGGGATACGTCTGTACTTGGCGATAGCCCTTACGCATAGGGAGTAAGAGATGGCGCTGACCAATCTCACAAAGGGTACGGTTGTCGGGTCGGAGGGCGGCTCGGCAACCATTAACCTTGCTCAAGGGCTTATAAAGGCTTGGGTCACAATAGATGGTGATGCTTCTGATGCAACAACTTTAGACACCTTCAATGTCAGTGGGCTTACAGACAATGGAACAGGAGACTACACGATTGCAATCGGTAACGATATGGGCAACGCAAATTATTGCTATACCACTGCTATAAAAAGAAATAATGACACCACAGATGGCAATATTACCTTGTATCAAAGGGACAGCGGCACCAAGTCTGCGTCTCAATTAAGGGTAACTGCTAACTTCAATGCGGGGGGAAGCACTGGAGTTTTCGACCCTCCTGAAGCATTTGTGCAGATTACAGGAGACCTCGCATAATGCCATACATAGGTAAATCCCCAGAGTTTGGTGTCCGCAATCGCTTTGTATACCAAGCCACGGCGGGGCAGACGAGCTTCAGCGGATCAGACTCTGACTCACTGGTGCTGACCTACTCTGACAGCCTGTACATGGATGTCTACCAGAACGGTGTGCTGTTGAAGCCTGGCACAGACTACGCTGCCACCACAGGCACAACCGTTGTGCTGGTCACGGCGGCGTCACTGAACGACGTTGTCGAAATGGTGGTATATGATGCTTTTTCTGTGGCAAACAGCTACACCAAGTCTGAGTCCGACACACGCTACCCCTTCAAGGGCAACAACTCCATCATCCGCTTGAACGGTCAGACCATCAGCGCAGACATCACGATTGACAGCGACGAGAACGGTGTGTCGGCAGGGCCGATTACACAGAGTGCTACCGTCACTGTTAACGGGTATTGGAGCATCGTATGACTAGCGTTCTTAATGTAGACACGATTGCGGATAAGGCGGGTACGGGGCCGGTAGGACTGACGAAGCAGACTGCGGCGAAACATTTTTGTGTTTTTGATGGAACAGGCACTGTGGCTGTTGATGAGTCTTTTAACAACGCATCACTTACAGATAATGGGACAGGGCAGTACGCGGTAACTTTTACAAATGCCTTCACAAATCTTCATTTTGCTCTTACGGGTGCTACTGTAGGCTGTGACGAGGCGTTTACTTTTATTGGTACGGACGCCGCCGTAAAAACTGCAAGCGGTACACGTTTCAGAAGCGTCGGACATGATGGTGCTGAATTTGATACGGACACAGTGGATATAGTGTCACACGGAGACCTCGCATAATGGCAAGCATACTCAAGGTCGATACAATCACAGGGGTAGCCACGGCGGGGTCTATTGCGATTACCGGCGAGGGCAACTCGACCACAACGAATTTGCAGCAGGGGCTGGCAAAAGGCTGGTTTCATTACGACGGCTCTGGCACAACTTTTGCCGACAGTTTCAATGGCAGTTCCGCTACAGACAGAGGAACTGGCAGTTACGATATGAATTACACTAACAATATGAGTAGTGATAACTATTCATTTTATGGGGCGTGTATGGCAGGTGGTAACAGGCACTTTGGAGGTTCTGGTGACGGGACTCCCGGCATAAACACCAGCAATTCCAACATACAGATTTATGATGGGTCTTCACTTGGTGATAGTACCCATGTTCAAAGCGCAATGCACGGAGACCTTGCATAATGGCTAGTGAACTTAGAGTAAACACCCTGAAGGATGCCAGCGGGAACAACAGCATTGCCACCAGCTTTGTTGCACAGGGCAGTGCGAAGTATTTTGCTATGGTTACTAACTCTGGGACATATGCTGTCGCTAATTCTCTTGGAACAAGTTCTGTGACAGATGACAGCGCCGGTAATTTTACGATTACTGGAATTTCAGCGATGGAAAATACTAATCAAGCGGCTGTCGGCACCTGTGCTTTTGCAGCGAGTAATCCTTCAAACAACAATTTGGCCTGTATAATGGAAACAACGACTACGCTGGCTGTTGAGACAGTGAACAGCAGTGGCACAAGCGCAGATGTAGCGAATAATGAACTCGTCATCCACGGAGACCTCGCATGAGTAAGGCAGCAGATCTTGCCGCACTGATTGGTTCGCAGTCGGCGTTGTCGAACAGGAACCTGATTATCAACGGTGCCTATCAGATTTTTCAGAGGGCAAGTTCAGCAACAGCCGCAACATCCACTTACACGACTGCTGACCGTTGGATACCCTTTGAATCTACTGACGGCGCAATGACAACAGAACAATCCTCTGACCATCCATCAGGCACTGGGTTTTCACTGAAGGCACAAGTTACTACTGCGGACACAAGTATCGGGGCGGCACAGTTTTGCTATATTTTTCAAAAGATTGAAGCGCAAAATCTACAGCATCTTAATTACGGGACATCATCTGCAAAATCTTTGACGCTTTCATTTCATGTGAAATCTAACAAAACAGGAACTTATACTATTAATCTCCACAAAGGCGACAACACTGCCTACAATTATGTGCAGGAGTACACGATTAGCAGTGCAAACACTTGGGAAAAGAAGATCATTACAATCTCGCCCACCGCCGGTAGCACGTCTCTTATAACTTCATCAGCAGGCGCTATAAACAACGACAACGGGGCTGGCCTTGAGGTCGGTTTTGGCCTTGCTTGGGGTTCTGATTTTAATACCACTGCAGACACTTGGGTTGCGGCAAATGACTATTCTACAACAAACCAAGTTAACTGGATGGACAGCACATCAAACAATTTTTATTTAGCAGAGGTTCAACTTGAAATCGGCGAACAGGCCACGCCGTTTGAGCATCGGTCGTTTGAGGATGAGTTGCTCCGGTGCCAGAGGTATCATCAACGATTTACAGGGGTAAGCAATGGCCGTGTGGGTATCGGCACCAAAACTAGTGCTACAGGGGCAAGATGTATTATACCTTTTAATACAGCGATGAGAGCAACACCCTCTCACAGTATTACTGGAACCCCTCGTTTTGAGACAGGTGCTGCTGCACAGAACGTATCAAGCATTAACACTTCAGGTGCAAACACTTTGGTTGGCGGCTTTGATGTAGTCACAGCGTCCGGCGGCGCACAAAATGACCCCGGAGTTCTTGATATGGGTGACGGTGGCTACATTTTTGATGCGGAGTTGTAGATATGAACGAAATGAATATTACATCAGCACAGTATTATGCAAAAGATGGGCAAAACGAAAGCATCAAAGCAACGATTGATGGCGTTGTGTGGTCAGTTCCTCTTGACCCAGATAACAAACACTACGACGAAATAATGAAACAGGTCGCAGCCGGTGACTTGACAATACAGGACGCTCAATGATGAGCAAGCCTACCGCTGCATCAGTAAAAGCTGAACTGGACACCCTTTCGGCTGTCAGCCAGGAGCGCTTCATTGAGCTTCTTAGCCGCGTCAAGCGCCTAGAAACAATTATGGTCGGCAGCGCCGGCACAACCATCGTCCTACTTATTGGCGTGCTACTTACAGGGTGATCCACGCATTTTTGCTGTTCGTGTTTTTGGATGGCAAGCTAGTTTCAAACGATCTCTATTTCTACAACATCGATGACTGCACCTACTTTGCCCGTGCGCTTCATAAGCAAGCGGGGAAGATTACGGCCTATTGCCTGCCTAAACTCACAGACCCAGACAAGGTAAAGGTGTACTGATGCTTGATCCAGTCACCATCGGCACGGCTGTCCAGGTGGCGACAGGGGCCTTCAAGATTCTCCAACGTGGCTTTCAGGCCGGCAGAGAACTTGAACAGATGACAGCGGATCTCAGTAGGTGGATGTCGGCTGTTTCGGATGTAGACCACCTAGAAAAAAGCAGTAAGAACCCGTCACTGTTTCTTAAACTCACGAAGGGCAAAAGCATTGAATCACTCGCGCTTGAAGCGTTTACGGCCAAAAAGCAACTTGAGGATCAGCGCTATCAACTTAAGCAGATGATTTCACTGACAAGAGGGCCGGCAGCTTGGCAGGAATTAATCGCACTAGAGGGCAAAATTCGTAAGCAGCGCCAAGAAGCTATCTATGCAGCTCAGCAGCGCAGGCAAAAAATCATCGAATACATCGCCTGGACTGTTGTCATCGGGGCCGGCCTGGCCACGCTGACTGGCTTTGTGCTGCTGCTGAAGTCGCACACCGCCCAGGCAAATGATTGGGCCAACGATATGACCGTCTGCCGCCTGGTCAAATGCATGAAGATCGACAAGCGCACTGAGGCTTGCGTCTTTAGAGGAGCGCACAACAGTCAGGAAACACTTTTTTTTGATTACGGTGAGTGGAAGCCTCGGGAATACCTGTGTCAGTGGAAGCCTGACCAGCCACCGCCACCCAACGTCTATGACGTGTTGGAAGCCATCAAGGAGAGCCAAAATTGAACCGCATGATTTTCGGTGCTGACGATTACCTCAAGCAGTGGGCGGCTTCTAGGATTGGCGTTGAGGGGTTTGGGCCTAGTGCATCTATCGGCGTGCAGCGTGACGGCGAAATCATTGCGGCCTGCGTCTATCACGACTTAAGAGACGGGCAGATCGAGGCGTCAATTGCGGCGTCCTCCCCGCTTTGGGCAACTCGGTCTGTTCTTTATGGGCTGTTTGCCTATCCCTTCATCCAGGTTGGTGCAAACAGACTGCTGGTAACGTGCAGCGAGGGTAACGCTAAGGCAATGAAGATGAACAAGCAGCTCGGCTTTGTGGA